ACGAAGCGCAGAAGTCAGAAATGCAGAAACTTCAGGAACGCGCGGCGCAGTTGGAGAAACAGTTAGCGGACGCGGCTGAGAAGCAGAAGGCTTTGATGACCCAGAACGACATTGCCGCGAAGGCGGCAAAGCTGGGTATTATCGACCCTGACGCGGCGTACAGGCTGCTGGACACCAGCAAGCTGGAGTATGACGAGGCGGGACAGCCTACCAACTCCGAAGCACTGCTAACCGCGCTGCTGAAAGATAAACCTTATCTTGCTGGCAGCGGCTCAAGCGCGATGAATCCGGCAAAGAAGCAGCAGCAAACGTTCACGCGGGAACAAATAGAAAAAATGTCCCCTGAACAAATTAACAAGAACTGGGAGTCAATCAAAGGCTTCCTGGAGCATAATTAGCAACACGAAAGGTTACAAATGACACTCTCAAATTTTATCCCCTCAATTTGGTCTGCAAGATTATTGCAGAATATGAATGAGGCTCATGTTTTTGCCGCGCTGGCCAACCGCGATTACGAAGGTGAAATCACTCAGGTCGGCGACACGGTAAAGATCAACTCAATCGGTCGGGTTACCATCGGGCCTTACACCAAAAACACCAACATTTCAGCGGCTGAAACGCTGACTGATGCGCAGACCACGCTTGTTATCGATCAGGCGGATTATTTCAATTTCCAGATCGATGACATTGACAAGGCGCAGCAGAAGCCTAAGGTTATGGATGAAGCGATGCGCGAGGCGGCTTACGGGCTGGCGCGCGCCGTTGACACCAATCTTGCCACGATTCACACCTCCACGCCCGCCGCGAACAAGATTGGCGCAGATGGATCTTCAGCGAAGCTTGGTGGAGTATTAACCGTTGGGTCCGCGCTGTATGACTATCTCGTGGATCTGAAAGTTATTCTTGACGAAAACAACTGCCCCGATGACGGAAGACGTTGGGTAGTTGTGCCGGCTTGGGCTGAAGGTATGCTGCTCAAGGACTCCCGTTTCGTAAATGCAACTGATGCTGGCAATGCTATTCGCGCGAATGGCGTGATTGGCAAGGCGGCTGGGTTCAATGTGCATATGAGCAACAACGTGACCAACGATGGCCAATCCGTCAAAACCTACCGCATTATCGCCGGTCATCCAATGGCCTTGAGTTATGCGGATCAGATCAACGGCGTTGAAGCTTATCGTCCGGAGTTGCGGTTCGCAAGCGCGGTGAAGGGCCTGCACCTGTGGGTTTACAAGGTTGTTCGCCCTGCTTTACTGGCGACCCTCTACGCTAAGAACGCCGCAAGTTAAGGTGGTGATCAATGGCTAATGCTACATCGGTAACCCTGAATGTTTTGACAGAAAATGTTGCCAAAGATGACGTTGCGGAATCAGTGTTGGACACTGGAACCGCCGCCGTCACAATTCCACTGACGCCGGATGGCGACACGCACAATATTCTCTTAAAGTTTGAGAATAATGCCGCCGCCGCTGACATTATGACAGTTGAAATCCTGGCTGGAGATAATCCGCCCGCGTTTCAGGCTGGACTTGGCGATTTAAGCATTGCGTTGGCGCAAAACGAAATCGATTATGCTGTGATTGAATCAGCGCGCTTTATGCAAAGCGACGGGACTATATCTATCAAGAGCACCCCTGCCGCGAGTAAAACGCAGACTTTGAAAATCACCGCGATTAAGTTGCCAAAGTAATGAATTGTGAGCTAAGGTGGGTGGGGTTCCACTCTTCTTTCCCCGCCCACCTTTAGCCAAATGGAGCGCATAGATGGCACGAGCAACAATGGCAGGACTGATAACGCTGGTACGCGGGCTGATAAACGACCCAGTGGGTTCGTCTCAACAATACACGGACGAGGCGATTGAGGATCAACTTGACCTTGCGCGCGAGTACCATCACATAAGCGCGCTGACTGCGCTGCCGGAGCCGGCAGGTACTCAGCTTAAATTCAAATCCGAACACCGGTACTGGGAAAGTGATGTTTCGCTTTCAGATCCTGCTGGCACTGTCCTTACGCCTGCAAGCTCAGACCCCATCAGCGGTTATTTTGTCTTTGGAAGCACGCAGAGCGCGGTTTACGCGACCGGCTTCACCTATGACGTTTATGCCGCAGCCGCGGAGTTGCTGACCTTGTGGGCAGGTAGAATTGAGCAGGATGTGCTGAAATTCAGCGCGGACGGAAGCAGTTATGAATTCAGCGGTGTTCGGGATGCAAAGCTGCGCCTGGCAGCGCAGTACAGGGCGCGCTCAAGTACGTTTGGTATGATGAGCGCGACAATGGTGAGAGATGACCACTACACTAATTAGCGCGGACGCGCTGGAAGCCATGCAAGCCGCACAGAATAGCAATCTGCCAGAGATCGCGTACATTCAAAGCCTTGCGGTTACGAATGGAGCGGACGGACAGGCGGAAGCCTGGACAACTTACGCGACCGTAAACGCGCGGCTGGGAGAGCCGAAAGGCGAGCTTGAGAAGCAGGTGGCGTCAAGCATTTTGGTTGGAAAGGTGAACGTGATCACGCTGCCGGTTGGTACAACGCTGGCAGATACGGATCAAATCCAAATTGGTGGTGTAAACTACCGCGTGCATTGGACAAACAAAAACAAATCGCACGCAACGGCGCTGCGAGTCATAGTTACGGAGGCATAGATGGAGTGGAATGAGGTTGTGAACGGGATTCCTTTGATTTTCGTGGTGATGGGGTTGGTTGAGCTTGCGAAGGTATTCGGAGCAAGCGGAAAGCTCCTGACCGGTATCAGCGTTGGCATCGGGCTTGCGCTGGGTATGCTGTACCAAATCAGTCTGGGCGTGCCGGTTGACTTTGCCGGCTGGTTCGGCGCGGCTGTGTATGGGTTGGCGTTAGGCATCACGGCAAGCGGCGTGTACAGCGCGATTCGCAACGCGGCTAACCCTGGTCAGGGGTAAGCCATGAGCGGCGAACAGCTTGCGGTGATATTCGCTGCTCTGTTCGGGGGCGGCGGTTTAGGCGCGGTTATTGTAAACGCCATTGCTAATCGCAAGCGGGTAGGCGCGGAGACCGAGAAAATCAAGGCGGACTGCCTTGCATCTCTGTCGGGCGCGTATGAAACGCGTTTGGACGCGCTCACGAAACGCGCCGTGCAGCTTGAGGCAAAAGTAGACCAACTGGAAACGCAAGTCAGCGGTCTGCGTACCTTGCTGTCAGACAGGGAGGCAACTATCTTGAATTTACAGCAGGAAAACGCAGATTTACAGAGCCAATTGGATAAGATGTCGGCGGCGGTGAAAGGGCGCGACAAGCGCATCCGCGAGCTTGAACGTCAGGTGGCGGAACTGACAGAACGCCTGAACGCCATGAACGGAAAGGGTGAAAATACCGCAGATGGTTGAGGTTACGTTCCGCACCACTATCAAATATGACCGCATTCCCGAAATAACGGCGCGCTTCCCGGGCGCGGTGCGTGCGGCAGTGGCTAAGGCGGCTTATGATACAGAAGCTGACGCTAAAACCCTTTGCCCTGTGGATACGGGCGCGCTGAGAGGCAGTATTAAGACGCAGGTTGAAGGAATGAGCGCGAAGGTTACGGCAAGCATGGAGTATGCCGGATACGTGGAGTTTGGGACATACAAGATGGCTCCGCGCGCTTTTATGCGCCCGGCGGCTGATGTGAATGAGCCAAAGTTTTATGCGGCGATGGACGCACTGGCAGCGAACCTATGAGCAACGCCGCCAGTTGGATTCAGACGACATTGACGACCGATACCGCATTGGCAGCCTTGATTGGAACGCGCGTCTACCGCGACCAGGCACCCAAGAAGGCAACTTACCCGTTTGTAGTGATTTCGCAGATTGACGCTGTTCCGGTGAAAAACGCGTTCGCAGACATTCTCATGGACGGCGAACGCTGGCAGATAAACGCCGTAGATGACGGCAAACTGTATACGACAGTAAACAGCATCGCGGCAAGAATACGGACGCTGCTGCACAAAACGCGCGGGAGCAACGTGGTAAGCAGTGTGCTTGAGGCGGAGTTCACGCGGTCTGAAACAGATAGCGCGGGAAATATGTACAAGTCAATTATTATGGACTTTCGGGTCCACACACAGTAGGAGTGACTATGACCTTACCAGCAACAGTATATCAAGGAATTCAAATCGGGGTTGAGAGCACGCCTGGCACGCCAGTGCCGGCCAACAAAAAGATGCTATCCGTCTCGATGAAGCCCAGCCCACAAACGGAAACGAGCCCATTCCGGGCAATGGGCAACAAATACGCCAGCTTTGTTTCGCTCAACAAAGAGTGGACGAGCATCGCGATTGACGGATCTCCGACCTTCAACGAAATTGTGTATCTGCTTTCCAGCTTGATGCACTACGCCGCGCCCGTGCAGCAAGGCGCAACAGCTGCGTATAAGTGGACTTTCGTTACGAACACGTCCGCCGCGGATGTGGGCAAGACGTTCACCATCGAACAGGGCGACGCGAGTAGAGCCTGGCGCGTGGCAGGCGCGCGCGTTAGCGGATTGACTTTCGACTTCGGACGGAACGAGGTTCGGGTCAGCGGCAACGGGGTGGGTGAACAGCTGGAAACAGGCATCACTCAGACTGCCTCGCCGACCGCGCTTTCGCCGGCCCCGATTCTGCCTACGATGCTGAAATTTTACACAGCAGACACGCAGGCTGGATTGGCGGGCGCGAGCGCACTGGGC